ATTACCATACCGGCTTCTACTAATTTATCGAAGCAATAATTACAAAGAGGTAAGTCATTCGCTATTCTCATCGGCTTGTTTTTACAACCAACAGTACTACAAGTGATTACCAATGGATTTTCCTCTAATTTTGATGTGAAACGGTATTTAGGCATCGTCAGGTCCATCATCTCGTTGACCTGGTAAACTATCTTCCAAAGCGCCTGCCCCTCCACGCATACCTGCTGGTTCACGAGGCTTATCGCCATCTGGAATATTACCAACTCTAACGCCTGCAAGTCTATACGCCTGATTAGGCGGTATTCCGTCTTCCACCATAACGTGTGCAGCCTCAACTTGACGAATCAAACCACGCTGCAATGCTGCTATATGTGAATAATCATATTCTACAAATTTTCCTTCTTCATCGAAACGATTTGAGTATTCAACTTGGTGCCACATCATTTCTGGCAATGCTGTATCTTCCCAAAACGCTTGTCTTGCTGCTTCAACATTGGCGTAGGTTGCTGTATCTAAACCTACACGCGCGCCTATGAGAATGGGTGCTACACCGAAAGGACCCATAATACGAGTCTCACTTCGATAATCTATTTCTTTAAAACCCATTTCCTCGAAGGTTAAACCTACACGATTATACTTACCATTTCTATCTAAAACACCTACGCTCCATTTTTCAAAACCGCCATAATGGTCTTCCCAGCGATTTTTAATATCAGTCACATCTGAATCTTTTTTAAGTACTGTATCGAAGGATAACACTCCAGTTAACATTCCTCCACGAGCAAAGAAAATCTTTAAAAATTTGGATACCATATTATCAACATCTACTGATTGTGCTGCTGCTTGCATAGGAGACATACCATATCCTAAACCTTCTAGAACATCGCCTGGATTTGGTAATTTAATGTGCATCACATCTTTTGCAACTAATGGAGTACAATCCCTAATATTCGTCGGTGACTTACCATAAGGTACATACAAATAACCTTTAATTTCTGCTGGTTGTCCTGTATTAGTTAATATATAAACACGTTGCGGATTTAGTGAATGCATCTCACCATTTCTAAAATCAAACCAGATAAAAACATTTCCTGTAAGATTTAGAAATACAGTATTCCTAGATTGAAATTCAACCCAAGTTTGATCTTTATTAGGATTTGCAATCCGCATAGCCAATAAATCTGTTTTTGCTGCAGGTATAGGATCTTCTTCAGTTCCGGTATAGGCTTTTAATGGTGCTAACATCATCGCCCTAACTTTATACATGATGGCTGAATAAATCAAGGAGTTCATTTGAAATCCTTGCTGTATATAGGCATCAATATCTATTAAATGCCACTGTACTGTACCACCTACCATAGTAGGCCATGCAAAGGGCAATGATTTAGAGGACAAGTCGCCTCTAAATAGGATGTTAAATGCTTCTTTAAATCGAGTACTTAGTTTAACCATAAGGTAATCTACCTAAATAATATTCCTGCTGACGTGTTAAGATACGAAATAGCGATGGCGTCCCCCTTACCTGGACTTCTACCTATCCTAGACCGAATTTGGTCTTTATCTTCAAGTAACAATCCGGTGGTAGTTCGTTTCCATCTGGGCGCAGCTAAATCTTCTATGAGCTCTTCATCCGGTGGTAAAGCAATTTGTAACCCTGATTCAGGATCTAATGCTTCTCGAAGTGTCCAATAGGCTTCTGCCCTAACATTTCGCATTTTCAATAGCCCTGTTACATCTGTTGCATTGGTGCCTTCTGTAAAATTAACAGCGATGGTAGTCATATTAGTATCTGAATCAAAAATATCGTAGCAACTAGAACCTATTCCTATGATATCTATTTTAACATTACCTGAATATTCTACACCAAAATTTTCCATAAATAATGCAACAAGTGTAGGACCATCTCTAACTTCACGTCCTTCATAGGTAATACATTCTTTGAAAAAATCACCTACCCTTGGAGCGAATACTGTTTGGTCATCTCCACCTCTCGATGGATCTACACCTACATCAGATGGAGTCATGTGATTTCTAATATCTTCCTCTCTCCATCTATCAACTGCTTTACGAATCCATGCAGTTGGAATAACTTGTCTAACCTGTGGTGCTTCCTCAATGAAGAAGTTACCATTTAATAACTGTGAACGTAACGGTTCTGGCAACGATTGCAACTGACCAAGATACCCAGTGCCATCAAAATAGGGATTATCTTGAACCTTTGCAGGTATAAAAGTACGACTTTTAGGATGTAATACCTCTCCCTGAAAGCCATAATCTTCAGGACCATCAACTTCAATATCCCTGCCATTCATTACAACAAACCATCTAAGCTCACCTGGATTTGCAGGATTGTGATAACCTCTCCGCAACCAAGGAGCCCAGTAATTTATTACCCATCTACCCTCAGGTGTTGATGGAGGGTTACCTGTACACACTACTCTTGTACGCTGTCCAGGATTTGTTGTTCTATTCCAAGCCATTAAAAAACGAAATTGCGTTTCTGTAAAGTCTGGAATTTCATCGAAGCCAATTAAATCATGAGGACGTCCTTTATAATTCTGTGCGTCTTTCTCATGCTGTACCGCGCCAAATTCTAAAACTCTACCACCTGGTATTCTATTCCACCTGGCGGTGGTTTGAGAATATTTGGCAGGTGTACCTGCAAGCAATTCATCTGCTCGGTCTATTAACTCTCGTAACTGTTTATACTCACGACGAAAAATAATACTCTTCCTGTGGTCTGTTATAGAAAGACCAAGTAACAAGTCTGATTTTCCGCCTCCAGCACTTCCACCATAATACAGTACATCTGCTTCTGTGATATAAGCTGCAATTTGTGGTTTATTCTTCGGATGTGGACGCCAGAGCATGTTCTGCGCCAGTATCCCGTCTACCAGCCGTTTCTGGGTCGGGCTCATCGTTTCTATTAATGATAGCGCTATCTCTGTTTTCGCTGAAGGACTTAACATCTAATATATCATCTCCTGAAATTTGTGTCTGGAAAATTGCGGCTAAATATTCTGCCCGCTCATCTTCACCCATTTGCGAATTTGAAACCTGCGCAATGGAGGCTATCCGCGTAATTGGTTTACCAATTAGATAATCAGAAATCCAGGTACGTGCTTTTGAATCACCCCCTACTGCATCATTCACTGCTCGTACTACAATTTGTTCCCAATCGGCTAAGGTGACTATGTCTGCCATTGCCTCTAAATAACTCATTTCAAATTTCTTACGTACAGGAAATCTTTCAGCTACCTTATAGGCTTCCACCCTTCGATTTTCTTTATACTCTGCTTTCTTTTCAGGAGTACGTTTTCCTTGTAGACCAGGGTAAACTTTAACCTCTAAAGGTTTAGCAGGATAACCTTTAATAGGATTAGCAGGGTCAAACATTTCTAATCCTTCTGAAAATGCTACAACACCCTTAACTCTTTTCCCAGGCATATCTAATCTTTTACCATCTGTAGGAGGAGATTTGGGATTATCAGGTATCTTTCCTGAATAAATTCCTTGGTCAATCTCTGCTTGTAAAAGTTTAGGCAATGTAGCAATTAATTCAAATTTTTCTTCCTCAGAAATATGTGAGGGAGCCCAAGCAATTAAAGCTTCATATTTAGACCAATAAGTCTTTTGTCCTATTTTGATACAAGGAACTTGGTCATATGCTTTTCTATGTTTTGCTTGTCCAATCGTGGATCTTTCTACACCCCAAAAGATTGCCACCTGCCTGGGTGTAATCCAATCAATAGGGCTATAATTTTCTCTAAGTAAATAATTTGCCTCTGATTGAGACATGATAGGTATACGAGGAAAATGCATTGTTACGCTGCCTTCCGAAGAGTTCGAATCATCCTTTTAAGTAAAGGAACATCAGTATACTCTTCTAAAAAATTAATATTTAGGTCTTTAAAGGAATCTCTAATAAAAGATAGTGTACGTCCTTGTAAAGTTAAGCTGTCGAACATTTCCCACATAGGCCACTTCCTTAGTTTTTTAGTAGTATTATATTTGGTTTATTTGTCTTCTTATTATACCATAAAATAGGGTAAAGGTCAAGCTAAAAGACCTAATAATATTAGATATTTTCCCATTTAAGAATACTTAAACCATCCTTAGAAGACACCTTTTAGCTTGACAATATATAAAATATATGGTATAATTATATTATAAATATCGGAAAAAAGGAGTATATCTATGCCTAAAACACGTAATAAGTATCCCTATAATGTGTCAGCAGCTATAACGACACAGCTAAGAAAACTATTAAATGAGGAGATGGATGATACACATAGGTCCTTATCTGAAATTATTAGAGAAGCTCTTGAAGAATATTTCGACGTATTTCCAGAAGAAGACATCCCAGTTCCTATAACCCTACTTGTTACATCACAGGAGCGACTACGGTTGAGTGAGCTAGGATATGTTCCTTGTAAAGAACAACCATGAGCCTAATATCTTTTTTGATGCGTGGTGGAAATTATGGGTACTATTGGCTAAAACAATCTACCAGAACAATGTGGTGGAAGGCTACAGATATTGGTAAACTTCCTTTAGCACTTGAAGATATTTATTTTGGTGTACATCCAAGTATTAGAGAGAAAGGACCAAAAGAAAGAGCCACAATTAAGGATATTCAGGCAATAAATTGTCTATATGCTGATTTAGATATAGCAGATTTTGACGATGATAACGATATCCTTATGACTCATATTAAAAGTTTACAACTTAGACCATCAGTAATTGTTGCAAGTGGTGGTGGGTATCATTGCTATTGGCTATTGGAGGAACCATTCATTTTAGATACTGATTTCAAAAGAGACATAGCAATAGATATGCAAAAACGATGGGTGCTATTCGTCGGTGGAGATTTAGCAGCGATGGATATAGCCCGCATTTTAAGAGTACCAGGCACCAAGAATTATAAATATGATGAAGTGCAATCAGTTAAAGTAGTTCATGCAAATTATAATAACTTATATACTTTAATCACTTTACAAGAGGCATTACCAGATAAAGGTATCATATACGAAGATAAAGATAAGGAAGAAACGACTTATGCTATACCACAGACGGTTCGACCTAACGATTTAAGCATCAGAGACATTTTAGATTTAGCCAGAGAAGCTTCAAATGGTTCAAAATTTCTACAATTACACAAGAATTTAGACAATGGTTACAATTCCTCAAGTGAGGCTGACCTTGCATATTGTGAAATTCTGGCATTTTGGACTGGTGGTGACTATGATAAGATGGATAAAATCTATAAATCTTCGGATAGAATGCGTCCTAAATGGGACAGACAGGATTATAAATACGAAACTTTAATAAAGGCTATACGACAAACCAGTAGTTTTTATACAGACCCAGGCGGACTTTTAACCGCAGGCGCACATGACGAAGGAAATGCAAGTTGTACCTATGCAAGAATCAAGGACGTAGTTGCTTTTAATGAGTCCTTAGGATGGATGCGATATAATGATTCCTATTGGAAAACAGATTCGGCAGCAAAAGTAATTGAGGACGCAATAATTGAGACCTTGAAAGCAAGACGTGCTGCAGCCTCCCAAATGGAAAATTTAACTGTAGGACAGGATATTTTAAGAGCAACAAACCCAACAGCCCAACACATGGTGAATGCAAAAAGATTATTGCAAAGGAAAGTTACAGTTCCTCTAGAAGAATTTGATATTTCTCTTGATGAATTAAATTGTCAAAATGGAGTATTAAATTTAAGTACAGGTGAACTGTTACCTCATCATTATAAACATAGATTCACTTATTGTATCCCAGTAAGGTATAAAAAAGACGCAGATCCTTCGTTCTGGACATCATGGTTACTCGATACTGTGGGCGGAAAACAGGATTTAGTGGATTATTTACAGTTAGCCTTGGGTTACACACTGACAGGAAACACCAGAGAAGAGCTAATGTTCTACATTTGGGGACCTGCAAGAGGCGGAAAAGGTGTATTTACTGAAACAATTATACATCTTTTAGGTGAGAGACCATTGGCTACCGAGGTAGATATTGAGCTTTTTATGTCAAAAGAACAGAATTCTGGTAGAGCAAATTTCAGTTTAGCTGGTTTAAGGTCAGCAAGATTTGTCGCAGCCTCAGAAAGTAAAGAAAATGAATGGCTAAATGCCAAACGCATTAAACGATGGACAGGAAATAACTACATCACAGCAGCACATAAGTACGGTAGAGATTTTACATATCGACCAGGATTCAAAATTTGGCTCACGTCAAACTTCCCGCCTCAAATGAATGCTGATGACGATGCAGCATGGGGACGGATAAAAATAATTGAGTTTCCAAATTCACATTTAGGACACGAAGATAAATCGTTGAAAGGAAAGATGTTACAGCCAGAAAACCTGGAAGGTATGTTGGCTTGGATGGTTGAGGGGGCTATTAAGTGGAATAATTTAGGAGAACTTGGACTAAAAACACCTAAAATCATAGAAGATTCCACGAAGGAGGCACGAGATGATGTAGATTGGGTGAAGATTTGGATACAAGAAGGGTTAATAATAACCAATAATAAGCGAGATAAGATAGCATCTACTGATTATTATTCAGAATATAAAGAGTGGTGTATGGAAAATGGAGTATCAGTTAAGGGTATTAGGGCCTTAAACAGGTCATTAAAGCAAGCAGGCTATGATGTAAATGTACCTGCAAGCATCAATGGGCATACAAAACGCTGCTGGATTGGTGCTAAAATTAATGGTCCTGGTGCAGTAATCAGCGGATTAAAGGGGAAGCCATTAATATGAAAATAAAGTTTAAAGGCACAATATCTGAAATATCATATAACGGAGAACCAGGGTATCCCTATTTAACTATTATGCTTAATAGATATGAAACCCTTGAACCTAAAAAATACAAGAAACTAAAACGACTTTTTAAGTCCAAAAAACAAATTAAAATTACACTTAAAGACTAAGGAGAAAAAACTAATGGTTAATATTTACGAAGACACCTGCAGCACTTGTAAAAAATGGCAATCAACCTCTCGTCAAAGTCGATTTGGAGGATGTCCAGAGAAACAAGAAGGCGTAACTGGCACAATAATCATGGCTAAGGATGAAGTATGTGGTCTCTGGGAATCTATGGTAGAACCAGAAACGGAGCCAAAGCCAGAGCCAGAACCAGAACCAGAGCCAGAACAAGATTACAAACAATGGGATGACTTTTATAAGGCTTTAGGAATCAAAATATGACTATTTCAAACGCTGAATGGTTGATGTATGAAACTCAATGGAAGATAGACATTACTAAACACGGTTATGATTGCAGTTATGCCCTCAATACAATGAATCAGGCATGGCAATCCATTACTGAAATGCAAGAGGAAGAGCTTGAAATAGTCCAGAATGTTATTAAATTCATAAACATTTGGAGTCAGATTCTTATTTTAGTTAAGAATACAGAGGTATCCAAACAGTGGACTGCAGAAGAAAGGAGGGACCTTGATAAGAAAGTTACTTAAATCGCTTAAAAGAATTTTTCATCGCAATCGTTTTTATAGAACCCAACAACCCTTAACCTATTGGGAGTCATTACATTACTATGGCGACAAATTAGGAAAACGAATGTGGGAGGAACAAAATGCAAAAATTGAATCGTAGAAAGTTTTTACAACTGTGCGCAATTGGAGCAGTGGTGGCTACCAGATGGTTAGTCACAGGTGGGAAGAAGACGGAGATAGAGCAAGAAGAGCATTTAATCGGTGCTATTAAAGGAAGGAAAATTTACTCAACGCCAGTAACATATGACAATGTAGAAACCATGCTTGAGAAAACCCATTCATATAATGGCAAAACCGTTGAATTTACACAGACCCCAGAAGACCCAGATAGTTGGATAAGTTTATCTGCAGCACCTGTGGAGTATGAATTGCAGAAATCAATGCATGTTTCCTTTAATGAGGACCGAACAGCTTGGCGATTGAAATCTAAACAGCCTCCAAAGCATTTCGTTCTACTGGAACCCTCAGAGCAGATGGTTAAGGAATTAGAGGGGCTGAAAGCCCAGTCAATCTCAATCTTGGCAACGTATCATGATTAAATTCTACGCTAACTCAACACACTTTTATGACAAGATACACGTATTCGCCAGGGAAAAGCTAGGTTCACATCTGGCTTTTCCCCAGCAGATAGTGTGGGAGGCAATCGCCCAAGAAGATTGGACAGCACCAGAACCCTTGTTCAAATTAGACCATGAAGAGGTACAGTC